CTCCACTGATGCAGCTTCAGAACACGCTAACCGATATAAACGGGGAGGATGAGGACAACAAATTCCTTACCGTTCGCCCAGGCCGCGATTTTCGTACAGGCCGAGCCAGTGGCGGTCGTACCATTGGCCACGACGAAATCTCTGATAGACTTGTCCGCATGGCTGATCAGGTCAGGAAGCAAGTCAGCACTCACACCGAGAAGCTTCTCGATACGCCCGATGATCATATCGCCAAGGCTTTGGAAATTGCCAACCGCGACATTTGAGGACTGAAACATGACCACTAATAAGGGCTTGAACCAACCAGCTAACGGCTCGAACGTCGATACGTGGGATGTCCCGGTCAACAACAACTTTGGCTGGATCGACCAAGCGTTTGGCAGCACGACAGCTTTGAACGCAACCTCTGGCTCGGTCACTCTGACGGACACCCAGTACCGCTCGCTGATTTTGGCTGTCTCGGGAGCCATCGCAGCAAACGTGACGTACACCATTCCGTCCAGTGTTGGCGGTCAGTGGATTGTCTACAACACCACGACTGATAGCGTTGGTGGGCCTTGGACCATCACGGTTGCATCTGCAGGCGGCGGCACGAGCGTCGTTATCCAACGCAGTAAAGCCACACTTATTATAAGCGACGGGACCAACATTCGGTCGGTGTATGCAGAGTCCTTGGCGGCGGCAGTCCCATCCGGCCTCATTTCTATGTGGTCGGGCTCAATCGCAACGATTCCATCTGGCTGGTATCTGTGTAACGGGTCAAATGGAACACCAGACTTACGTGATCGCTTTGTTGTTGGGGCGGGCAGCACCTATGCCGTTGCAGCAACTGGCGGAACCGCTGACGCAGTCGTCGTAGCCCACACGCACACGGCGACATCGGCGGTAACCGACCCTCAACACACCCATAACTTTTCTTCAGTCAATTCTACGAGTAGCGGTTCATTCTTCACAGATCACTCTGGTAGCGACACGAGAGAATATTCTAACACCACGCAGACCGCCGCCGCCTCTACAGGAATTACGGTCGCAACTACAGTGAATAGCACCGGCTCGTCGGGTACGAACGCCAATCTGCCTCCATATTACGCTCTTGCGTACATCATGAAGTCTTAAGAGCGGTCGGGATGCAGTCTGAGTACAAAATAAAATCAGCCCTGAGGAACCTGTCAGATTCCGCAAAGCTGATTGAGTAAGCTAGATATTGGCTTTGTAGCTTGGGTTTGAAATTTTACTGGTGCCACGATGTGTGCTTGGCATGTCGTAGAATTTCATTCCTAAAGCAGTCAGCTTCTTTCTGCATCCGTCTTTCGTAAGAACCCTTTCTCCCATAGCCCCCATAGCGTCAGCCAGTGAACCATTTTTGCGGTACACTTTCCTTGCAGCCATGATTTGTTCAGATGTCCAAGCCGGTATGTTTGATGCCATCATGTCCTCTTTAACGTTCTTTTCTTCATTGCGCGCAGACCAGCATGAACTTTTGTCGGGTATCTGTTCAGGCAAAGGTACTTTTCCCCAGTGTCGGCATCTTCCCGGCAATCCAGATAGACAACTAGCTTGTGATCCATGCGGCCCGAATAAATGATGTCGCCGTCTGGAGCCTCGTAGCAATATCCATTCTCACAATCCATGTCCGGCCTACGAAGCCACCCAAACTGCCAATGCCAACCTGACTTGATTAACTTATCCAGCATTTGGCTTAACCCTCCCAAAGGTGACGTTGTCCTCAGCCTTTATCATCTGGTTTTTCCATGTCCAGCACTGACCGTCAGCCTCAAAGCAGACCCATAGTAAATCATGCTCTGCGCCATAATCAATCAAGACATGTGCCAAAGCCCGACCCTTGGGTGTCTCTACCGGGATTGGCGGGTTCAGTTGTATCATCATCATGGTCTAGCCTTTAGAATAAATACGGTATCTGTATACCTAGGACGGCGGGGTATAACCTTGACATAGCAGAGAGCGTGGTGGGTCTTGCAGTAGCTTTTAGTCGTCACTGGCTCTCCACAAAAACGAAAGTACCGTGGGTGGTCTCCATCAATGACAAACTTGCATGTCTTAGGCGTCAGGCTCTTAAAAGAGATGCCAACTTGGCTTTCTGGCTCGGCATCAATCCCTTCCTCAACTGGCATAGCCACTGGAATTTTGGCAACCGCAGTTTTGGGAAATGCCCTGGCTTCAACGTCAACGCCCTTCTTCCGCATCCGGTCTACCCGGCCAATGACAGCGTTTCTGGTAAGGCAGAGGATTGATCCAATCTGACTGGCGCTAAGTTTTTCACTCCATAGACGTTGTATTTCGTTATCAAGATCATTTGACATAGCTATCTCCAAAAAAAACGAGGCGGCTGTTGTGTGCCGCCCCTATGCTTACTTCGATGCCTTTTCCGCTAGAGTGATGTCCAGCAGACTAAGGTCCGTAATTCTCACCTCATCTTCTTGCCCCGTAGCCTCCTCTGGGAAGACAGAAGAAAACTGAGCTGCAAACGCCAGATAGTTAATGACGTCAATGTAGCTGTCGTCTTTAGTCGGAGATGCCTGAATGCGAGCCAATTTTGTGGAAACGTGAACCATTGCAACCTCAAAGGGAGTGATTTGTGCCCCTAGAAGAAGGGATGCGATCTTGGAGATGTTATCAAAACACACCTCTACGTTTCCGTACTGTAGACCCCTCTCCTGTAGGGTAATTATTGCTTGGCTTAAAATGTCCTTGTGATTCGTCATTTACATCTCTTTCCATTTCAAAGAATTCTTGGGCCTTGCCAATGTGGGCTGTGTTCAGGACAATGTCCCCACGGTCTTCCCATGCCGTATCGTTGTTGGGTGTCCTACGGCGATAGTACAAGCGCCCGGTGATGAATTCATCCATATTCATAGCGTCTTTAAGCTGATCGCATGAATCCACCGGAATTTCGACCGTCAATTGATGGACCAAAAAGCCATTAGCACTCGGCATGTTCATCGTAAGAAGAAAGCGCATTACAGTTCCTTTTCATTCGGCAGAAAGCTTCTAGTCGATCTATCTATTACTTATCTCTCAAAACCACAGTCCCGTCCATTTTACGTTTGAACTTTGACTGCTTTCCGCCGGGAAAAGGGTTCTTGGTGACCTTGGCTCCTATGTGACGCTGGTGGATACGCTTCACCTTAGCAATCAAAGGCATATCCACAGTAGCAGTATGAATACGATGGCACTTGCGATGGGCAACCAGCCAATTTGTAGCATCATCAGGACCACCGCACTCAAGAGGTATTTCGTGACTAACATCCCATTCCTCTCCGGGGATGACCTTCATCTTGCACAGGTGGCATACGCCATTATGACGCAAGAAGATGTCAGCCCTCATCTTTGAGGTGATTCGAACACGTTTCATTGCAAGTTGGGCTTTTCGTTCCAGTTGCAAAGACCGACCTTATTGCACTCCGCAATGCTTTGTAGGACAGCTAACGAAATTGCAGCAGAAGCGCTCATTGCAGAGCCTAAACTTGGTGCGGACATACAAATAACTTCGCAGAGAACATAAGACAAAGATATTAGGCTTTCGCGCGTAGGGTAGCCATCAAGCGCCTCAAGCAACTCTGAGTTTATTTCTTGGATTACAGCATCTTCTTCTTCACTAAGTTCATGATCTAGCATTTGATCCTCTATAGTTTCATTTCTGCTCTGCGCGTAGCTGCGTGAGACTGCCATTCACTAAATTGCATTCTAATATATTCAAGCTGTACCTTTAGAAGCGCAGCAGTTTTCCGCGCCTCTACCATTTTTGTAATGTATTCCGACCAATCTGGGGACGCCTTTACAGACATTTCAGCCTTTGAAACTGGCATATCCCCTAGGTCAGCCATCATCTTGGAAAGGAAAGCCGATTTGCTCTCCTCCAAGAGACTTGCAGAAGAGTCCGCATCAACCCACCGTTTGGCGATGACACGGAACTGTTCTGACAGTGGACGATTGCTGTCCATGACTAGAAGGGGACATTATCGTCAATGGCGTCCTGCGTCGGACGGGTATCGACCTCTTGGCGAGGCACCTTCTCCTTGAAGGAAAAACTGAACCACTTGTCGCCATTCTTGTCCGTTTTCTCCCAGACGTTCACCCACATGTCCTTACCGAAAACCTTGGCAGAGCCTGTG